CCATAACCTTCGCTTCCGCTTCGGCCTTAGCTTTGGCAATGGCTGTCTTGCCTCGTTGCTCCTCGGTCTTTGAATCCATCCAAGAAGAAACCAATCCGCTGACCGGACCAATCAGTGCCTGTAACATGTCGCCCTCCTATTTATTACGACTCATCCAAGCCGATACGCCCATATAGGCCCCCACCAGACCTGCGCCACTAATATAAAAAAGATTACTAATATCTGAAAGAGCCTCAACTCTTTCTATATCTACAAAAAACATGGCGGCAGTAAAAGCGCCCATAGCCACCAAAGTCGCGGTGGCCATTCGTCTTTGTGCGCGAAGCTTGCGAAGCTCATGCTCTGATTGACGTATCTCTTTAGCAAGAGATAGCTCCTCATCAGAAACAATGCCGTCTCCATCAAGATCATACTTGGCGTACTCTGTGCTTTTTTCAAATTTTTTCTGTGCCATTACTGACCTCTAAGTGACACGAAACTTCTTTTGTTTTCTCACACGCCCTTGTCCACGACAAACGGCACCGCCATCACGAAACTTAAAGCCATATTGCTTGGTGCGATTGTCATAGCTAAAACCCTTTTTTCCAGCCTCCAAAGCAGCCTTTAGATCTTCTAGCTGCTCATCGGTTAGCCCCTGAAACATCTTGCTCATGGGGATCGGCTTTGGCGGCGTGAATCCGGGGCCGTATTTATCTTTATCAGCCATTACCTAACTCCCAGAAAACGTTGCGGTCTAGCAATACTCGAAAAACGAGATACTGTGCCGCCTTTAGCTTTTTTTAGCGGCTTTCTTTTTTGCTGCGGCTTTTTTGGGCGCGGCTTTTTTCGCTGCTTTTTTCCCGCTTGCGACAGGGCTATCGCTACCGCTTGTCTCTGCGGATACCCCTCCGACCGTAGCTTGCTGATGTTCGAGCTTATCGTTTTCTGGCTGCTGCCCTTTTTCAATGGCATGGCGTCTCTCCACCTTTTTTGCCTTCATCTGCTCCGCTACTTTGCGGGACTGAGAACTAGCTGACATTATTGCCTCCTGTTCATTAAGTTAGCGGCAGCGATATCTCGCTGTGCCTGTACGCGGTCTTCAGCAACCCTAATGCGTTCTTCATTTGCCTCTTCTTGCAAATCAAGACGCTGTTGAGCGAGGAGAACATCATTACGTTCTTTTTCACGCTCCATACCTTGCTTCTCTTCAAACTGTCGAGATTTCTCTTGGATTTCTGCCCCTCTGAGAGCAAGCTCCTGCTGCCTGATTGCTACCAGTGGATCAGTGTTATCAGCAGGAGCAACTGCTTGTGCGTACTGTTCAGTCAGTTCGCCAATTTTAATTGCCGCGAGATCATCAATCTGCGCCTGCATTTGCTGCGCCATCATCGGATCTTGCTGCATCATCATCTGCGCTTCAGGAGGCATGCTTGCCATAATTTCTTGTTGAGCTTGAATTTCAGCCATCATTCCAATGTGTTCAGAGATATGCCCCTGAATAGTCATCACGATATTTGCATTAGCCTGCGCAATCGGAGTCGAAAGCATGGCCAAATGTGCCTCAATGTGAGCGGCATGGTTCTGTTGCGGGAACGCTTGCAGCCTTTGATTGCGTAATGCCTCCTGATTTTCACGAGCAGGGTTCATTGGTTGGGGTTGTGGCGGTCTTGGAAGGATAGAATCAATGTTCGTAACACCAAGAGCCTCATACATCTTGCGATATGCCTGATATACGCCCTGTGGTCCGCCATGAATCTCTGGATTCGACTGCACAAGCTGCAATTGTGTCTGTGCCAGAGCAATTCTTTGCGACATTGAGAAGATATTCGGGTCAGAAACTGGCAAAACGTCAATTCTGGCGTCGAAATCACTTTGCTTAATGTCAGGAGTCGCACCAAACACCTCATATGGGTACGCAGGTGCAGAGAATTTGGCAAAAACGTCAGCTAAAAGCTTAAATTCAATCTTCTGAGAGTAATGAAGACGCTTATGAATGGCGCTCATTACCTTTGTGCCGCGTTCCATGATGGCCATAGTCGTGCCAACAGGAGTTTCGCCGCCCATTTCGCTGATTTTCATGTCAGCCATAGACGCAAAACGGCGTCCAGAGTCAACAAGAGTGCCAAGAAGGTTGTAAAGCGTTCCTGATGGCTCTTTGAACGGCAAAGTCATAATAGATTGACGAATATCCATACCAGCGGCGTCGATATCACGGAACTCACCGGGCTGAAGAGGCTCATCTTCGTCCCTAATACGCGCACCACGCGCCTTAAAACCAGCGGGTAGGTTGGATAGCGTACCAGCGTCGATAAGCTGTCGCAGGATGCTCGTAGAAGCTTGGGACAGCCCTCCAATCATGTGGGTAAGACCAAAGCCATAGAAGCCAAGTCCGGGCAAAAACTTGTAGTGAACGAAGTATTGCTGTCTCCGCACAAGCGGATCACCTTGAGTGTAGTTCCTGCGAATAGAAAGAACGTCACCAGTGGACTCAAGAATGGTTACAATGTAAGGGAGCTTTAGGCCGCTTGGTTCACCAAGAGCATCCATGTCTTCAAAGCCTTCAAGATCCAAAGATGTATGTACCTCATACAACGTCATTTCTTGAGAGGGACCGGACATCTGTACGCCTTGAGCCTCATCAATCGACTCTTGAACCTCTGAATAATCAACTCCACCACCACCAGAAGATGACGGCAGATCAACATCACGATAGAAACCAGCAAGTTGCATCTTGCGAATCTCATTGCTATCCATGTGAATGACATGAGTGATGCGAGGAGAGGTCAAAAGGTCAGTCGCACCATACGGCACAACAAGGTCTTCAGCGTGAACAAACTTGCTCACACCGCGCTGAAGCAGAGGATCAAAATAAACCTTCTTAAAGGTAGAACCCACAATCGGCAGATAGAACAGCATCTGATCCGTTTCAGGATCATATTCCTCCATCTCGTAAGTGAGCATGTAATTCATGTAATCACTGACGCGCTCGGCTTGAGCAACAACTTCAGGTGTTTCTGTGCCAACAATCTGTGTGCGAACAGGGCCACCAGACGGCAGCATTTCACGATAAGCTTGTGCCTGAAACTGCGTGACAGACTCAGAAAGCAGCGGATGAACTACACCTGTGGCACCCTCGAAAGGTTCAGTGCGCTCATCATACTCCATGCCAAGAAGATCAATGCCACGCTTGTAAGTATCTTCCCACTCTTTGCGTGAAGACATATCTTCTTCAATGTCACTAACAAGGTCGCTAGAAACCCTCCCAAGCTCACCGGAATCTATGTAATCGGCAAGGTTTGCGTCGAAAGGAACAGGAGCAGTTACTTCGATCTGTTCTTCTATCTCTCCAACAAGAACAGACCCGTCATCCATTTGTTGAATTGATGGGTTTTCTAACATCATTGGCTCAACATTTACTTGCTCTGGAGCAATTCCATCCACGAGCTATTGTTCGCCACCGGAACCGATACCTTTTTCAATCGCCATATTTCACTCCCATAGGTGAGGCTGACATCGGCGCTACTCGGTGTGGGAAAAGTAGCTGTGCCATCGAAGGGCAAGAGACACAAAGCCAGACGCCAGCCTCTTTACCCTTATACATGCTTAGCGGATTCCCTTGAACCCTCTGCCACTAATAGCAGAACGTGCGCCACGAACTTCCCCACCATTCTCATACTTCTGAGCAAGATCAGGATTCATCTTCTGTTGAACTTTTTCTGGCAGCTTGGAGAAGCCTTTGAACTTAGCAGGGACAGCGCCGCCTTCTTGCATACCGGCATATTGCTCTCTCAACTTTTTGACTGCCTTGGGATTTTCTTGGCGCGTTTCTTTTACGGCTTTCTTAATAATCCTATCTTGAGACATGCTAGGCAAACCAGATTCCATGTCCGCTCTTTTGCCTTTGTACACATCTACCAACGCATCACCGAGACTCTTCGGCAAAACTTGAGGCATTGGTGTGCTGCCCCGTCGTGCCATCGGATTTTTTTTGCTTTTCTTAATAGAACCGCCTCTTCCAGACATTACCTGACTCCTTTGAAGTTACTGCCACGACCAGACATGACTGCGCCGCCATTCTTGTATTTTGTCACGTTTTTCATCAACAACTTACGCATACGTTCAAAGTCTTGATTAGATAGATTTTGAGGAGGTCTAGGACGCAAGTTTTTTT